CCCCACAACACCCAAATCAGCAGCTCCGTAAAACATTTTAACATCAGTAGCCGCACCTGCATTTATTCCTGATAATATAAATTCGTAAGTGCCTGGGGTTTCAATGACGTAGGCACCCGTCGATGGGTTGTAGCGCCCATGACTGTCTTCCACCGAAGTCGTGAACTTAAGTGCTGTTCCGGAAACGATTGAGGTACTCGAGAGCGTTTTATATGTAGCTACCGTTTTAGCGGTTGCGCTTATAGTCTGGCCACTTGTTTGCTCCTCGATCATGAAGTAGGTTTGCGTTGGATCTGGGGCATAGGCCATGGAACCGCCGGTATCCTGACGTCCTTGCACGCGTACGGTTTTTCCTGCTTGCGCATTGATCACGCCCGAAGCGCAGGCCTGAACGTAACTTGTCGACGAAGCCGGCAAGTCGGCGCTTCGTGAAATGATGACCCCATCATAAAGAATCTGAGCGGCCCGAGAATTCGTAGCTATAACCGCATAAGCTAAGCACGTTGATACTTTGACAACTGCGGCTTTTTGAAATGTGTATACCCCGGTAGTTTTGTTGAAACTTGCAAGTGTGTCTACATCTACCGCCGCATTAGTATCCCAAGCAGCGACGTCCTGGAAATTTCCAGAAGATGTGTGATTGCCGGATGTTTTCCGAGTGAATAAATATACCGGACGACCTGCAAATCCTTCGCTCTGCTGACTGGTAGATTCCCACCCAACAATCGGAATTTTGGTTACAACGTAATCTATAGCATACCCCGCAGCGCCATCAGAACCGTTAATAAATCCATTAATATCTTGATGGGTAAATTGCAGGGAGGTTGATGTACCTACGCGAACAGAAACGGACTTGAACCCAGAAGAATTTTTATAGAAATATCCAGACCCAACCGATGCTGTCGTTGTTGCTAGTTTTGAGGTATTTACTGTTAACCCTGTTGGCAAACTTACGAGTAATGTAGTGCCGCTGCCCGCACCTGCCCATTCAATTTTTCCTTGAATGCTTAAGAATTCTCCGTCGCGTGAATACCAATGAGGATAAATTGTTGTGTTCGTTCCGTTCGTTAGCGTCGGAGTATAACTCTTTGCCGCTATAGATATCGGACCGCTCGCACTCAGCTTGCTTCCAATCTTTATTTTATCGATTTTTAATGAATACTGATTAGCTGACGTCGTTGCATTATGGGCTACTATGTAGTAGTTCGTCGAATTGTACGCAGTTTGAAAACCGGAACTATATGTAAAACTAAGTGTTGATGAATTCGAAGTCAGCTTACTAGTGTCGGGATCAATCCTCTTTCCATTGGTTACATCGTAAATATAGAACTTTACGTCGCTATCAGTAGTATCACTTCCGGCAACAAAAGTACCTGAGGCCACTGAATATTCAAATGAAAGAGATACTGCTTTTGCCTTAAAGCTTTCTGGAATAGAAAAAGGAATGTACCAACCTTGACCTTGAGTCGACGACGCAACTGTCTTGTTTAGGACGTACGAACTCGAAAGATCAAGAGGACCAGTCGTCGTATAACCCGCCGTCAAGTTACCCGACGGCGTTCCAAACGTTAAGTCTGGTACTGCCCCAGATCCAGAATATGCAGCAATGTACGCCTCTGCATTTTCAGCGTCAGCATAAAAAGCCGTGGTATCATCTTGTTTACTTTCATCTCTGCTAAGTGATAGCTCGTCATAAGTAACGACGGCCGCATTACCAGACGAAATTAGCCTAAGCTTTACACTACCAGTTGACGGGCATGTAAACTTTAACGGCATCATTTTTTTAACGGCAGACGCCATCAATTTTCTAGACGCTAAAATTGTCGCAGAGTTGTCAACGATTTGGAACTCTAATAAGTTGTCTCCACCCTTATAAGACATTCGCGCAAGACAGTTCGTTCCTTGCATACCTGCGGGAATAGTCATTAACGGAGTATCAATATATTGACCTGTCGTCGTCGCATCAAAACTTAAACTTGAGTTTCCGAAAAGCGCAGAAGTTCCTGTTACGATGTTAGCTGTAGAAGATGAGGAGGCGGTGTAACTCCCGATTCCAGATTCAAAACCCGGATTTTCAAGTAAGTTCGTTTGACCTACTAGCGCTTTATCGACTGCATTCAACGCGAATAAAGGAAGTGTTAACGTTAATAGAGTAAAAATTAATAATAGGTTTTTCATTATAACAATACCTCTGAAGATGATGGAATAAATCTGATGTCACTAGTGTCCTCCGTGCCAATCGGGGCAACGCGAGTTAGTTCTAGTTTAATCATATCGTTTTTAGAGATAGCCACAGAGTTGATCTGACCAATGGAACTAGTTAGATCAAAATTTAAAACCTGCAATTTATTTGCAGTGGTAGCGTTTAGAATATCCGCTGTATTAATAATGTTTTGATTCGTAGTTGAAGTAATGGCGTCAAGGCCCGAACGGATTAGAGTAGCCGTTAATCTAATCTTAAAATTGTTTGTAATCGCTGGAGAGTAAAAGCCAAGGCGCGCTTTTATCTGGGTACCTGCTGAATATCCCTCGGGAACTTTGAACCAAAGTACTAATTTCTGACCCGCACCCGCCTGGTATAACCAAACTTTTTCATCATACTCATTTGATTCGATAGGACCGACACCGTTAGATGGTTGCCAATTGGCTCCGCCACCTCCACCTCCACCGCCTCCAAGCGCACCCCATGCTCCGCTTTTATATCCTTCAAACGCGCTTAGGTCGGAATTAAATCTTAACATCCCTGCAGCTGGGGAACCCGGCCTTTGCGCCGTCGTTCCGCTAGGTAAAGATATATAATCAGTATTTGAAAAAGTAACTGCGCCCGTGAAAGTCGCTCCTGACAATGAAGCCAGTCCAAAGTTAACTTTATTAACCGGTCCTAAAATCACCCACGCGGTGTTCGCCGCATTTCGGATATTTAGAATCTTATCGGACCCGCTAGTATCCACCCAAAGCATGTAAGGAAAAGTTGTAGTCGGTGCCGAGTTGCCAGAATTCTGACTTACAATAGCACCGAGTACGTTATTAATGTCAGTTCTGAAGTTTAAGCCTGACTGATTAGCGATTTCATAATCATGTTGAGCCGCAAACAGACATATTGATTGAAAGGTAAATAGCAAAAAAATCAAAATTGATTTTGCTCTCATGTGTACTCCTTTAGTTCAACTTACGTCCATAACCTCTAATTAACGCGTCGAAAGTTCTCGATATATTGGTTCCCGCTGAATTTTTGAAAACTATATCGAAACCTTCGTCTGTTTTGTTTGAGATAACGAAGTAGTCACCACTTGCCATATTATTTGCCGTTATTCCGACTGAAGGAATATTTTTAAAAGCCTGTGGATAAGTCACAGAGTAGACGCCCGCGCCGCTTACAACGTCTTTTAAATCAATAACCCGGTCGGGCATATCAATAGTAACCGACAAACCCTTTATAATTATATTGTGTGATTTACCGGCTGATGTGGCTTTTAGCTTAAATTGAATTCCGCGCGCGCTGTAATCTGCAGTCAAAAAACGCTTCCACTCCGACCAAACCGCGCTAGGACTACTTGGATCATCAAGAGTTGTTCTTAAAAAGAGTTCAGCATTTACGTCATCAAGATAGTCACCATCAATATCCTGCCAGTCGTCTACCTCGTCGATACGTTGATCAATGGTATCCGAAACATCAACGGCCTCAGAAAGAATATTAGCAGTAAATCTTGCGCTATAAACTTCCCCAAGATCACAGTAATTCGCAAATTCGTAATACCCCTCAGGCGCTACGCCGCCCGCAAAATCCAGATTAGGTACATCGTCGATATCCTCTAAGATTTCGTCGATAGTAAAAGCAGCTTTTAAAGCAAGTCCCTCGTAAGTAGGAACGTACTCCATGTCTGTTTTTATTCCGGCAAAAGTTGGGCTCTCGGTGATGGTTTCGACAATATTTAAAGCTATTGCCTCAGGTATGGTCGTAATGATTTTAGTTTCATTTATCGATGCATTTCCCGAAGCATCTACAAACTTAGCCATGTAGGTACCGCTAAGAAGTGGAACCGGCGCTCTAGTCGCGCTACCCGCTAGCAATGCCACGTCATTTGATTCTTTCCAAACTGGGTTATCTATTTCCGGCGTGAATCTAATTCTAACGCTTCCGCCGATTAACACGTCTAAATCGGACGACTTATCCCATGACAAGTACGCGATGCCGTTCGAAGGAATCATAGAGAATCCCTGAATATTTCCCGGCGGCAATGCTTTACCGATTACATTCTTTTCCGCCGATGCTTCGTTAGATTTTCCGCCTAATGAATTCTGCGCGTAAACTGTTATTCGATAAAGTCCAGGTTCCGCGTTTAGGATTTCAATATCATTCGAGGTGGAAAACGGAAGTAAAACTTCATTACCTGAATCTTTCGAATATCTAGCGACGTACGAGGTCGCGCCCACCACAGAATTCCAAGATCCAGTTACCTTTACTCGCACTTCGCCGTTTACTTCATATAGCGTCTCTGTAATAGAAATATTTTCAGGAGCGAGTAAGGTTTCAGAAAGTATAGAGATCGATCGCTCGTCAATTTTAATATCTTTTTCAATGAAGTCATATTTTGATGGTTCATGAGCTACCGCCGTAACAACATAAACGCCGCCGGCTGATTCGTTAACACCTACAATTTTAAATTGCTGTGCCTCTACCTGAGAACTCTCAACCATCCAGATAGTGTTCGCCTCGGGAATCGAAGTAAAATCAATAGCAAATTCAACGCGGTTTCCAGTGATGTTGGACACCGCCGGTTTTACAATTGTCCCATCTTTTAAAATAATCGACAGAGTTATATCGGAAGCATTTTCACTTAGTATCATATCTAAAATGACATAATTTAAATGCCCTTCTAGAATCCTCCCGGCTCTTCTATTCCCGGACCTAGTTTTATCAGCGACCTTGATTATTTCCCCAGGTCTACAAACAGCCCCAGTAAGACCTGTTTTAAAGGTTACTACCTCAGTTTGGTTTTGCTCTGAATATAGAATCCATTTTCCTGCACGTTGTGCTTGCGCTCGCGAAGTGCACCCAAATGCTGTAATCTGTGTTTCGTGTACGCCGAATTTATCAATCGCAATAGCATCCTCAACGTATTCAACTTTCTGTTTATAAAAATCGTCAGGGTCATTCCACGATACTAGAGCAACCGTATGACGCGTTTTACTTGATGATCCAGAATATGAAAAAATACCGTCAACGACATTGGCCTGAGTGAATAGATGTACCGGGTCCCTAGGACTATCTTGCACGGAAATAATAGAACCCTCAGACCAGTAAATCATAGACCGGAAACACGACGCTAAATCTTGGAGTACTTTATAAGCCTCTTGTCTGGTTTGAAAATAGACATTGCACGAAAAGCGAGATTCAAATCCCCCGCGTCCGTTAATTACTTTTTCGTCACAATATTTTCCAATTGTATAAAGTGACCATTTATCAACTTGAGTTTCAGGAATGAAACCGCCGAGGCCATATCGATTATTTGTTACAATATCGTAGAAAATCCAGGCAGGATTGTCGGTCCACTTCTTCTCAGCATGAAAGGTCCCGTCCCAGATCCCTGTATAGGTTTTTGTATCGGGATTATAATTTGAGGGAACTTTAATTTTAAGAAGTTTCATATCGTACGCGCGCGTGGGAATACTTTGAAACTGTGCTGAGTCTAAGCTAATGGCAACTAAAGCCGAATTCGGATACTTAAGTTTGGCTTCAATTATTTCGGCGTAGGATTCCCACACTGTTCTATTCTGTAGGTTAATTAGTTCCGCATCGGCTGTAATTCGTCGAACTCGGATATCCCAAGGCGGTGATCCTGTTAATGTTAGATAATAGCTTTTCTCAAATTTTGAAACCGTCTTACCGATAATGGTTTCTCTAACAACCTCAGTGAAGCCCCCGCCGTTCGATTGAACGTCGATAGCATAGGTAACCTCTGCGGCTAATAAGTCGCCATTATTCGGGTCCTGGTAAGTTAACTGAGGTAGAGAGATCCTAACCCTAACCGCATCGACCACTAGATCATTGATGGTCTTTACAATCGGGGTCGACGCTTTGACTTCAGTCGCAACGTTTGTTTCGTTCTGCGCTGACGAGAACCCCTGAATATAGGATTGATCTTGAGTTCCGTTTCTAGTTTCGAAAACTACGCTTTTAAAGTTATAGGTCCCATCTGGATTCTGTAGTCGGGTTTCATTTAAAAAAACAGATTTTGCGCCGTCAACTAAACCGCCTATCTCGCCTTCGCAGACTAAATCCAGTACTTGAGCAAACGCCTTTGACTGTAAATTATTTGCACTTTCAGCCATTTATACGTCCTCCAAGTAGTATTCCCAAAACGTGTATCTATAAACATATGTGTAAGTGTAGGGGCTTGATCCAGTACGAACCGCCGAAATAAGCGTTCTAGTTAAATATGGCGCCGGTTCCGTAAGTGCCGGGATGTCACCCGAGTAAACGATTGCATTCCCATTATTAATTGGAGTCGCATCATTGTTAGCCCGATAAAGCCAATTGATATTTTCGGGGGGTACAAAAATTGAGGTTGTATCTCGATAAGTTTGGTCCCTTGTCGCGACTCTCTGTTTTCTGATCTTACCGCCCTGAACCTGCGTAAGTGAAATGCCGGCGCTAATAACAGCCCCACCGACTATTAAACGTCCATACCCCACCGGAACTGGGTGACCTTGGGCGGTCGTGTTTACAGGACCGTTAAAAGTGTAATTAGGAGTATTTTCAGCGGCCTCTCTCGGACCTAAATCATTCTTTGGTTGAGGCGCTATCATTTGGGAGATACCCGAAATAGCCAAGGCACTCCCAGTATTCAATAACAGGGACGCCGCCGTAGCACTCAATCCAGCAGTAAAAATAAAAGAACCGGCAATTAAGGCGGCTCCGATTAAAGTTCTCGCCTCGGCGTTAGCACCTATTACCACTGGGACGATCTTTAACTCTTTGGAAATTGGTCCTAGTAAATCGGCGTTGTTTTCAAGCTCATCGCTATCGACAATAACCTGATAGCTGACATGCCTTGATTCAGATTCTTTTAGGAACTTTTCAAACCCACTCAGATTCGCACATAGAGCCCGAATAGCTTCCGCAGGAGTTTCTACTTTCAAAGTAAACTCATTACCAAATTTTTCCTTCAATTCCCCGTAAAGCTTAATTGTTTTCATAGTGATTTATGCCTAACTACTTTTATAGTATGTCGAGCGTAGTAACCGCCGTACTCGTCAACACATGATAACTTTCGATGTAAATGATGTAGCATCTTCTCATTCCCACAATAGATTCCGGCGTGGTTAGGGACCGGACTTCGAATCTGCATAATGATGCCATCGTGGATCTTGATATCCGAAAGAGGTACTTCGCAAAAACCCGCCTTTTCAAAATTTTCGATTATTAGGTTTTGACCGTTCATCCACCACTCAAACTCACGACTAAAATCAGGCAGTTCAAGTTTCAATTTTTCTCGGTAGTAGTCGCGACAAAGTGCATAGCAATCTAAAATGCCATGCCCCCACTCGCGCCCTATCAGTGGCGCTCGATAGCCTGTCGGCTCTATATGTACCCAATCCCGGTTTTCGATAGAGTAAATTGACCAAGGTAATTTGGTTTGTTCACATGAAACTAGGTCGGTCTCAGAGGGATTAGAGGAGCCCCCACTCGCGCCCTATCAGTGGCGCTCGAT